ATTTGTATGCTCAGCAACTACTACAGCCAAGCCTCTTGATTCATTATAACTTGCAGAGTCTTCATCTAACTCTTCTACAAAACGGATCTTTGCTGCCTGTCCATCAGCCAACTTAACCCATCTAACTTTGATTGCATTATTATCATATTTTGGTTTGTCGAGCAGGGCGTTGATATTTTTTAGTCCCTTTACTACGCTCATATTTTCTCCTTCATTTGTTTTATTGTTTTTAAAAACTCAAGATGATTAGTACTATATGAGTCTGCAACATCTTTTATTTTTACTATACTTTCATTATACAGTTGTATATCGTCTTTGTCAAGTTCAACTATACTTTCATGCAACTTGTTTCCAGCATATACTGACATCCAACTATATTCTTGCCAATTTGACATTTTAAAGGTATCTTCATCATAAATATTAATATTCATATCATTAAGAAACCTCTCTATGTCTACTGTTTCAAATTTTGGAAATGGATAATTATTTATCGACCTCCAAAAATCTGTATCATTTCTATTAGTGCGGTAATGTAAATGCAATAGAGACATTAGCCCACTTTGATTTTCTACAAACTTTTTATTAAATAAATTTTGTATTTCAAATGAACTTTGATCATTAATATTTTGTTTAATATATTTTGGAAAATAATGAACTAGAAAGTTATACATTGTACTAATTACACTTGATATTGTAGTAGCCTCAATTGGCTCAAAAAATGAAGATGATAGTCCATTTGCAAAACAATTATTAACCCAGGTTTCTTTAAAAAATCCAGGTTTGTACTCAAAACTTCCAACAACCTCTAACTTGTCTCCATACAACTCTATGAGTTCTTTAACTGCATCATTTTTGGACACATACTTTTCATTATAAACATATCCACAACCGTATCTATGTTGCAGTGGTATTTTCCAAGACCATCCATATTTTAACGCAGTTGCATCTGTGTATGGCTTAAAATTATTATCTGGTGGTAAAAAACATGTTATTGCATTGGTTGCTGGTAAAAACTCAGACATTGAAACCCATTCTGATTTATAGTGCTTTCCAATAATTAATTTTTGAAACCCACTACAATCTAAAACAAAATCACAATCAATTTTTTTATTATCTGAAAGTATAATTGAAGAAATATTATTAAACTGATCTGTTTCAACATCAAAAACTTTATCATCTAATATTAAGATACCCATTTTTTCAGCAATCTGCTCTAAAAATATTGTTAACTTTCTTGCATCAATATGATATCCATATTCTTCTTCGTTATCAAGATTAATCTTATTGTTTAATACTAGGTGGTATAAATAGTTTATTTCATCTAAATTATTTTTTAAATTAATAGATGTTTTATAGTTATTGATTACTGTTTTCTTATTGCCTATAATATTTTTTTTATCATTATAAAAATCATAGAAACCATGAAACCAACTTGACCCATCGCTAGACCAATTATTAAACATAACACCATGTTTTATAGTACCACCAGTATTCAATATAAACTCATCTATAGAAATATCAAGATCTTTTAAAAATGAATTAATTGCTGGGGTAAGCCCTTCTCCTGGACCTAATATTCCAATCTCTTTACTTCTAATCATTGTTAAATTAACAGATGGAAACTTTTTTTTAAACAATAAAGCAGATATACATCCTGCTGTACCACCTCCTATAACAACTACTTTCATAATATTAACCCAAAGTGTTTTGCAATATATGCTATTGCTAATCCACTCCATAGGATATTAAACCAAATTAATGTTGGAATAGTTTTTACTGTTGAAGACCAAATTAGACCTAAACTTGAAACTAAGGCAAAAATATAAAGCCACCAAATACTAGCATCAAACAGCAAGCCAGGAATAATAATGGTTCCCTTTGCAACAAATGCAAAAAACTCTACTGTATTTGCTTTGGTCCAATAAGATTTATTACGCATTGTTTTTAATGCGTAGTACCATTCCATATGCCTTTTCATAAGTTTCCTATAATGCTTGATATTGATCTATTGTTGAGCAAATCAAGTATATCAGAGTCCAACATATCTCCAATATCTTTATACTTTGAGTCTGGCTTCAATACAAATGCTCTTGACCCAATTTTATCAATTAGTTTATCTGCCATCATACTTCCAGCATCATCATTATCTGAAATAATGCAAACTTCATTAAAATACTTTTTTAGTAATTCAACTTGAGCACTTGAAACATTTGCACCAAGGGTAGCAACTGATGGAAGTCCTACCTGATCTATTCTTATTGCATCAAATGATGATTCTACTACATATATAATTTTTGACTGCTTTACTCTATGTAGATTGAATAAAATCTTACTTTTTGGAAGCCCTGGAGTGTTTTTAAATTCTTTTCCTTCAATTGTTCTAGCAACAAATCCTATAGTTATTCCATCTGGCGACTGCACTGGGATAGTAACCATGTCTTGTTTTTCTGAGAATCCAAGACTAAATTTTTCAACTGATTTCTTAGTTATTTTTCTTCCTTCAAAATATCTTAAAGCCCTTGGCGATTCCAATGCCTGATTATTTAATCTTTTTATTAATAATTCATCGTACTGAACAAATTCTTTTGGCTTATACAACTTTTTATTTACTAGGTCTTCAATATTTGTTTCTTTTTCTTTACTTTTAATAAAACGAATTGACTCAAAGTATGATCTGCCAGTAGTTTTCATAATTAACTCCTGTAGTTCAGAAGTTTGCTGACAACCAAAGCAAAAGAATAATCCAGACTCTTTTGAAACTTCTCCTGCTGGAGTTCTAGAGTTGTTATGATATGGACAAAATATTATAAAGTCTGAGCCTACCTCTGACTCAATGGTGATTCCTGATCCGACAAGGACTCTTTTGATTTGGTCTTCTGTATACGTATTTCCCTGTATCCGTCTGCTGCGATAATGCATTCTACCTTCTTCTTACCTACATATATTCCATAGACCGTTAGTTTAAACTCAAAACAATCTTTATTCTTATTATATTCTAGCGTAAAATCTGGCTCAATGTCAATTCTTGGAATATAGCCAGTTTCTCGCATCTGAATAACAAGCAGCCTAATATATTCTTCTTTAAGCCTAATAATGTGTGCGTCATCTTTTATTGCCCCGTCAATGGCAAAACATTTAATTGGTTTATGATGAATAGACACATTATATTATAACTGCTTATCTTCATAGTCTTTATAGCGATAGTAGCCTTTATCAAAGTCTACCTGTACTAAAAATTCGCCCATAAATCCATTACGATTCTTTCTAAAAGCGCACTCAATAATGTCTGAGTTAGTCGCCCTACCTAAAGCCATAACCCAGTCAGCATCGTAGGCAATCTGTCTAGACCATGCTGTTTGGCCAAGTGTAGGAACACTACTAAGATCATTTACATCGTCTGGTGTGGCAGATGAAATAGCAATAATTGGGACTTCTTCAGAAATAGCCATTAGTTTTAATTCACGGGAAAGATTCTTCATTCTTACAGTTTCATTATCAGACTTTTGGTTTGGTGTCATAAGTTGTAGGTAGTCTACAATAACAAAGTCTGGCTTATACTGATCTATTTTTCCACGAAGAACTGATGGGCTAATTTCCCCGCCTTGATCATTTGAAATAATATGAAATGGGTTTTTACCAGCAAGATGATTTTTATGCCATTCTTTAAGAGTTTCCATTTCAATATTACCTTGACTTATCTTACGATGTGACCAAAGCCCTTCGCCCATGATTGTAAATACACGATTACGAACTTCTGTCTCAGACATCTCAAGACTAATTACCATTGGTGTTTTGCCTTGTTTCCAAGCCTGTACTGCAAAATAAAGTGCAAGCCATGACTTACCAATTCCTGGATATGCTAAGAAAACTCCTAATTGTCCAGAAGTAATTCCAGATGGGAGATAATTATCAAAACCTGGCAAACCAGTTTTAATTCCAACATTTCCTGCTGCTTCCATTGCTTTAAGATGTTCAAAATATGCAATAGCAGAATCTAAATCAATAACATCAATATCACGAACTGCCGATGTATTCTTTTTTAGTTCTGATGTTTTAGTAATAAGATTTGTTAATGCCTCTGCACCCTTATCATTTTGCACCTCTGTTGCAGCAGATCTTAAAATATCTTTAAGGCTATCATTTAAATATTCATGCTGTAATTCTTCAAGATGATGTTTTGTTGCACCAACATCTTCAATAACCTCAAAGTCTCTAAATTTTTCTACAACCAGAGATGATGGCGGAACAGAACTGTTATGTTCAAAATAGTTTCTAACAAAGTTCCAAATATCAGAATGTGTTCTAAGAATATTGTCTATGTTTGCTTGCAAAAGAACATGGATTTGTTTATCTTTTAAAACAGCATTTATTACTTTTGCCTCAGTATTATTCACTTAGCCATTCCTTTGCTTTTTTACGTCTTTCTAATCTTTCCATATCATCCTGCTGTTTGTCAAGTCTTGCTTTTAATATTTTTTCTGCATTATAAGCAAAATAATTCCAACTAGGCTCTTGTGCAACTTTAAAATAGTACTCTAATAAGTCATAACACAAAGATATTCCATATGATTCTATCAAGGCATCAGAAGCCCACTGCTCTACGTTTAAATTTAATGTTGGCTTTGTTTCATATTTTTCTTTATGATGTTTTGAATAACGACTTAGCAAAGCCATGCGGTCTTTGCGCTCTGCCATTACTCTGAAATTTCTGCCTTAGCCTCATTGATCTTTTCAGTCAATTTAGCCTCTACAAAGCCGTATACACGCTCCATAGCATCATTTGTAGTCTCACCATCACGCTTTGAATCTACTACGCCTAAATCAAGCCTAAGCGATTGAAAGTTTCCAAGATTTAATGTATATCCTAATGTAACAGAGACTTTTGTTTCTTCGTTCTTTTCCATATACCCTCCAAAGGGTCTAGTTAATACTTTCATTCCAAATTGGAATGTATCTACCATCTTCAGTTTTCGTATAAGTAAGTATACCATCACCCATTCTACGAGTCAACTCTTGTTTTGTAGGAGTTCTATTATTAGTTACTAATCCATCTTTTCTTGGTTGACCAATATGAATAGATGACAATATATCTCTTATTTCCTTTATGTGGCTTTCAGAATAATATGCCCTTTTTTGAAATTTTCTTTCTCCACCAACTGTGCTTCCAACTGGTGGTGGAATTACCCCTCTTTTTATTAAACTAGGCAAATACTTTTTATGTCTATTAATTAATACTGCTGTTTCACCCATAGTATAGGCTTTTTCTCTTTTCTTTTTAAATTCATGTGTAAAACATATTTCTACACGATCTTTATTTATATTATATAAAGCAACAGTACCATTTGATCTACTGCTATGTTTTACCCGTACAAGATCACCATTTAAAAACCAAACAGTTTTATTCCCACTAATTACAGGGGACTCATTGTACTCTTCGCTCTCAATACTTCCTTTGCGAAAACCCATCTTCCCTCTTTTGTTGAATCTGGTGGATGAAAAAATTTTCTTTTACCACATATAATACAATATACTTCTATATGACCTATAGTTGTATACTGTCTATCTATAAATACTCTACCATTACATTTCAAACATTTCAATTTGGAATCCCAATAATTAAAACATTAACGTCAACTGTTGCCACTCCACCCGTTGCAAATTTAGCAACTAGCGTTGCTTTTGATGAAGTAACATTGTTTATATATACTGAAACATTTTTACCAGAGTCAGTACCACTTTTGTTCCAAGGAGTTGCAACAACAATTGGAGGATATCTAAAATTAAAATTAATATCAAATGGTTTTTCTTCGCCAGCAGTTACTGTAGATGCACTCGCAACACTATAAACCTCTCCATAGATTTGTGCTTTTAATGTTGGAGTTGTTTGTGGAGCAGCAGTTGGTGAAGACTTTATTGTAGTTACATTAGATGCTGTTGGTAGTGTTTGAGAAATAACATTATTTAATTCTGTAACAATGCTATTAATGTATGAAACATCTAGTGGCTGACCTCTTTGTGGAGTTGGTAAAATTGCCATAATATTTAATTATACCACATGCTTCGCTGTTTTAATAAGGATCTGATTTGAATTTATAATACTATCATATGTTGGAGAATGAACTATAATACTAAAATTATCTGTAGTATCATCGTCCAAATAAACAGAAAATGATGGAGAAAAAACTCTTCCAGAATAACTATAGTCAGATATTGATGGCTCTCCAACTGCTTTATTTAAAGCAATGTATATATCATAATAGTTAAATAAATAAGAACTGTTTGGTGTCCACCACAACTCAACCACATGTATTTTTTTTCCACCTTGCTGATTTATTTCTTCTACTACAAATTGATAATTATCTGTAGTTAGTTGAGTAACACTTGGAACAGATATTTCATGAATTTTAGACCAATGAGATGTTCTATTTCTATCTTCAGAAACAATTCTATATCTTAGTTTATATTTTCCAGTTTTTCCACTAAACTCTGGAATAGGTTTAACTATTGATTTTTTGATATTACTATCTGCCATTATTGAACACCTAGCGCCATCCTAAACTCAATATAATTATTGGTATTAGGACCTTTTAGTATTGGTTGTTCAGAAGCGTTTTTTACAGTTGTATATGCAACTAAACCATACAATGGATTTTGTGTTGTTACATTATCTACTCTTATTGCATCAAGGGCAACATAATAGTCTGAAGATAAAGCAGAGTCATCCACTACACATGTATAGATCTTCATTGAAGTTATATCTGCCCAAGAAAATCCACTATCCTGTACTGCATCAGAAATATTTTTTTCAATAACATAATACCTGTTTGATTTAAAGTCTACACCAGTATCTGTTTTAGCAACATTACAAACCAACCTTGCCTTTTTTGTAGATGTATTGATAAAATCAATAATAATTTTTACATTATCTGGCTCACTGTATTCTGCGCTTAATGTTGTATTAGCAGTTTTATTGACTAATGAAAAAGCAATCTTTATCTTATCTGATAAAGAGTTTTGTGATAAATTAATTGCAAGCCCAGTTTTTAAAATATGTGCCGTAGAAGATAAATCGGTTGATGCTGTTGCACTTAGTATGCTTGAATAATCTCCAACTATCATAATCATATTATTAAAAAATCTACATCTTTCATGGTACTGTGTTCTATTATTTTTATAAAAAATTCTATTATCTGCATCAGCCTGAAATACATCATCAACAACATCAATAACATTATCATCAGCAGAGTCTAAAGGCGTTGATATTGATGGAATGCTTGTTGGAGTTGTAGTTACATATTGCCACGCCTCTTCTTGTGAAAAAACTACAATATTTCTGCTATCAAATCCAGATGCTGACGGATTAGATCCAGCAGAATAAATTCCAATCTCAGTGATTTCATATCTTTCTGTACTTGGTAGTTCTGATGTAAAAACTAATTTGTTTACACCATCTTCGTAGACATATCCTTTTGAAGATATTGGAACCCGAAACATTTCAAAACCAAGTTCTTCTTTTGCTGAATAACCAACAAAATCATGTGCGTCTGCTGTTCCCAAAGGCTTTGCTGCGGAACCAAAAGCCATGTATGAGGCATATGCTGGAGCAGTTCCTATCATATACTTTGCTACTATTTCTTTACCATTATTTGTTATCATGAACCATACTCCTCAATTAAATCTGTCTCTATTGTACCACCTGAAAGGATTTCTATCTCTACCCTTTCGTCATTTTCCATATTAATTGTTTCAATAACAATCCTGGCAAAACGGTTATATCCCGTAAATTCTTGAGTTGCTAGTCCTTCTTGGTTTGTTGCAATATAAACATTGGTCCCATTTGTGCTACTGCTACTTGGTTGATTTGGTATTTTATTGTCTAATTTTATAGAAAAATTGGAAAAAAATGTATCTGATGTGTCCTGTAAACCTAAAAGTTTTTTTGGATCATACGTTTGTTTGAAATCAAACATATTTAATATTGGTTGATAAGATATATTTTGAGCATTTACAAAATTTACGTTACTAAGCAAAAGAAGAGCATGTCCATTAATTTGTTCAAAATATAGATTTAATATTTCATTAGCCGTTATTGGTGCCTTTTCAGATTCATTAAAATCTACATATTCTGGCGATGGTATTTTTACTGGCATTTTTGCAACTAAATTAGATCCAGATGAACTAGAGTATCGTGGACCACCTTCATTTGGTGGAGAATAAGATGACGGCGTTGTTGGTTTTACTTCAACTGGTTGTCCAGTGTATCCATCAACATCAAATGCATATCCAGAAGTTCCAGTATTTACAACAGGCATTAAATTTTTTGACATCCAATCTGATGCTGCCTTAATAACATCAGCAGTATTGCCTTCATCATAATTATATGACATTTTATACCTCACTCAAATAAATTGTCATT